TGTCGCCAGCAACGTCTAGCGTTAAGTCGCCAGAACTTAGGGCAATCGTAGTGCCATCTATATTGAAGTTATCTATGTCTATGCCAGCGTCTGCGGTGATCTTGCCAGTGGCTACTAGAGTACTTGGAGTAGTCAAAGCACCTGACAACTTAGCGGATGTAATAGTTCCATCAACAGGTACATTTACTTCTGTCTGTGTCATAGTCATAACTTCTACAGCAGATCCATTAGGAGGTGCAGTAGAGAATGTTAATGTAGTTCCAGAGATAGCATAAGTAGATTTATTTTGGTAAACTCCATCAATGAATACTTGGCTATTATTTTCATTTACAGGGTTGATGCTTAATGTCAAAGTAACGTCAGAGCCATCACCTGTCATAGTATCTATATTTAAGTTAGACCCAGACACACCCGCAGCTACTGAGTATACTACAAGCTTTCTACCGCTAACTGGAGCAGCACTTAAAGTCAGAGTAGTCGTACCACTAGCTGTGGCTATAGCATAAGCACCTTGTTCTTGGAAGACACCATCTATAAATACTATTAAATTGTTTTCTGATTCTGTAGATTGGCTCAAGGCAAATGCTGTTGTAGAACCATTACAAGTAAATACATCATGTGTAAAGGTATTAGTACCTCCACCACCTATCGCACCCCAAGCATCTGTATAGCCTTCAAACTGAGCTAAAGAACTATTGTATCTAAAATAACCTGCTGCTGCACTGCCGGGTCTTTGACCTGTCGTACCTACGGGGACATGCACAGCATCTGTATTAGCACCTAAGTCTAGTGAGACATCAGGAGAAGCTTGGTTAACACCTACTTTATTAGCACTTACATCAACAAAGAGTGTACCACTATCAACATTTAAGTCTCCTGAGAATGTAGCGGCTGCAAAGGTTGTAGGCACCATGTTAGCTGAACCATCAAAGTTTACACCACCAATAGTCCTAGCAGTTGTTAAAGTAGCTGCTGAACCTGTTGTATCTTGGTTGAGTGTACCTATTGTAAAGTCTAAAGTATTGTCAGCGTCTTGATAAGCTACTGTAATACCACTCTCAGTATTACTTGTTACCATTGCTCCTACAGTATCTGAAATAGTTTCTGCTAAAGATACACCAGCAATAGTAATTGCATCAGCTTCTAGTGTGCCGTCAATGTCTGCATCACCTGAAATATCTAAAGAGCCAGCATCTAATTCGCCACTGATTGTAAGGTTACGAACACCTGTGTAATCTTTATTAGAATCTAATATAACTGCTTTAGAAGCTACTGCTGTACCTACTGCGGTACTTCCAATGTCTAGTGCATTTAGTTCTCCTACAACGGCTGTAATGCCATCTAAGGCGTTTAACTCAGCAGCCGTACTGGTTACACCATCTAAGATGTTAAGCTCTGCTGCGGTGCTTGTAACGCCGTCAAGGATGTTAAGTTCTGCTGCTGTAGATGTTACTACTGTACTAGCAATAGAAAGTGCATCTGTTTCTAAAGTACCATCTATATCTACGTTACCTGAGATGTCTAAAGATGCAGCAATGATTTCACCACTAGCGTTTATAGCACCATTAATATCAATTGTAGTAGCAGCTATTTGAATCTCTGTGTCTGCTACAATATCTAGTTGACCATCAGCACTAGAGTTAATAAAGATTGCTGAGTCACGGAACTGTACTTTATCTGTAGTAGTAAGCTCTACGTTTGTACCACTAGTAGTATTACTAAGTGCTAAGATTTCACCAAAAGTATCTACAGTATCTTGTTGTGCATCTACATAAGCCTTGATAGACTGTTGAGTAGCTAGAACTGTAGCACTATTAGAAGACATGTCATCTTCATCAAGGATATTAGTAATAGTTACTGACCCTGTTCCTGATAAAGAATTAAACTCTACTGCACCTGCAACATCTAGTGTACCTTCAATTAATAAAGAGTCTGCACTTTCATCCCACTGCATGTACTTACCAGACGTAGCACCAAAGAACTTAACATCTTTACCTGTGTCATCTACACCTACAGTTACTGTACCGTCAATCTGTACGTTACCATCTATGTCTACTACATCTAAGTTTGTAGTACCAGCAATATCTACAGCACCTGACACATCTAAAGTAGCTGCATCTAGCTCACCTGTAAGTGTAATGTTTCTAAAGCCTGTAATATCTTTGTTAGCATCCACTACAACAGCCTTAGAAGCTGCTACAGTACCTGCTGTAATTGTGTCTATAGTTTCTAACTCAGCTTCAGTAATGACTGCACTGCCTATTGTAAGGCCACCTACAGTTGCTACTCCTGTAACACCTAAAGTACCACCGACTGTTACGTTACCTGTAGTGGTTACTGTGTCAATAAAAGAATCTTTAAAGTATAAACTAGAAGTACCTAGATCTATGTCTGAGTCTGTGACAGGAGCAATAGCTCCGTTAGCCATAGTAAACTGAGCAGTACCACCAGATGTGAAAGACAATACGTCTGCTGCGCTAAAGAATAAGCCAGCGTTAGTATCACCTGTGTTTGTTAGAGAAGGAGCACCAGCAGAACCATCTGCAAGGCTTACAATACCACCTACAGTTACATTGCCTGTAGTAAGAATAGAATCAATAAAAGCATCTTTCCAATAGATACTAGATGTACCTAAATCTAAATCACTATCAGCATTAGGAACTAAAGCACCATCTTGTAATACCATTTGTTTTGCAGTAGCACTAGAAACTTCTACATAGAATTCCCAAGTATTACCTGATACTACAATCTTATTAAGAAAGTCTAAATCACCAATCTTAGGAATGTTACCACCTTGTCCAGCAGTACCATCGTGTCTGTGTCCTGTAGTACTAGCATTAGATGACGAGTATGCAAAAGAATTTACAACTTGATTAAATTCATTATTGAATAATGCTGCTGTAATTGTATCGCCATCTGCGAAGGAACTTTGCCGTGTATAATTCTGAGCCATTTATTATCTCCTGCCTGAAGGCATATAATCTATGTAAATACCATTTACAGCATATGCTGCTTTTTGATCGTCGCTAAAAACTCTAAAGCTACAGGTATTTCCAGAGCCTTCTAAAGTGATCCTTTCCATAGGGTCTTTTGTTGCTCCAAATGTAATAGCGCCTAATACAGATGTTCCAAAAAGAGCAGGTAATGCAATAGTACTAATTGCAAAAGGTTCTGGTTGAGGTACTTGATTATCTTCGTAGTCGTATCTAACTCTAAAGCTTGGCAGTACTTCACCTTCTGGGCTAAAAGAAACTCTTGCATATTTAAGAGTCTTACGTGTACCTACATCACCAAAGTCAAAGTTAGGTGTTTCGTATACAGCTTCTATATCTGTGGCAGAACCACCGTCAAAAAAAGAAGTACCATTTAAATGATTGTAAATAAAACCATCTCTGTCCCCATGAATTACTTTTTCAACTCCATCTTTATCTAAGTCAGATACAAAGCCTAGAGCTTGGATACCTAGTGTTTCTGACCAAGCATATCCTTGTGAAGTAAAAGTACCTATAATACCTTTAGAAGAAGAAGGGCCTGTTTCTGTTTTACTATAAAAAAGTCTATACTGAGACTTACTACGCAAGACACCACTTGTAATTATTAAGTCTGGGTCAAGAGCTATTTCAGATATAATTTTTTGAATAGGTCTACTTACAGAGCTTAACTCTACGTCACCAATACGAGACGTACCTGCAATAGTACGAATACCGTCTGGTGCTAAGAATAGAACATCACCACCAATTTCTTGGATGCTACCACCATTTACACAGCCTACGTTAGTTGTGATAGGTACAACAGCAACAGTACTAGAATTATTTATGTTCACAAGTTTATGAATACTGTTCTTGCAAAAGATAATTAAATCACTACGGAAACTTGCTAGTCCTACTACAGCATCTGAAATAACAATACTTCCTGATCCTGTACTACTGAAGCTATCAATGTCATTTGTACCACTAAAATAAATAGTGTTCCTAGCTGTGGAAGCTCCAGCAGCTACAAAGTGTTTATCGTGTATCACACCAAAGGCTGGTCCTACAGTGCTGTCTACTGTAATTTCTTTTGCAAAAAAAGTTCTACTTGTTAATATACCTGTTCCTGTCATTTGAAATAAGAAAGGCTCATTGACTCCATCACATATTATTAACTCACCATAATCAGAAGTACCTTCATAAAGTGCAAAAGTACATCTTCCTTGACTAGTTCGCGCTGCTGTTGAACGCCCTGTAAATGCAGAGTAGTTATCTCCTCCACTAGCTACACTAGCTTTATTAAGTTTTAACCAAGCATCTTCTCCATCTTGACTAAAAAATATATCTGTTCCTGAACAAACAATAACACCATCAGCATACACAGCCATGCCCAGTACAGAATTAGAACTATTAGGTTTAGTATCACCAAACTGTGTAAAGCCATCTAAACGCCTGTAGCCACCATCAGGGTCTACCTCAAAGTTTGTAAGGCGTGTAGCAAAACCCGGCTGAGAAAGCATTTCTAGCTGGTTTAAGTTGACGTTTAAGCCGCCCTTACAAGAGTATCCCCACGGTTGTGACATTAAATAAACCTCACACGGTCATCTTTAAAGTATGCAGGTTGAGCACTCATTAAACGTATCTTCATTAATTTAATACCACGCTTATAATCTTCAAGAGCAAATGCTGCTGCTTGAGGGTTTTCTTTAAACTGGTGCATATAGTATCTAGCCCTTGCAATAAGTACAACTCTATACACATCAGGAAAAACTATAGTATCTCCAAAGGCATCTAGTTCAGCAGGTAAGTCATAAGCAAAGTACCAAATCCTGTAAGGCTTGTCAGGTATAGGACTTAAACCAAAGTTACGTCCATCAGGACTTTTAATTACTCTACGAGGAACTCCGTACTGCTGCGTATCTGCATCATCATTGTTCTCTACAATACGATGATAGTCTTTCCACTCTTCTGTTGTAGTAAATCTAAGATTACGAGATTCATAAGGAGGAGATTCTCCAGTAACTCCTACAGTAGTTAAGTAAAAAGTTTCCCACTCAACTGCACCATAGTCAGTAGTAATACTAGAACTAGCTGGTTTTAATTCATACCATCTTTGTCCAGCTACAGAATCTTGATTGACGTTACCATACATAGGATCAACAGTACCACTTTCAGCCGTAGCTAAAAAAGGCCATTTAGTTTCTTCTGTAACAATGTCTAAATAAGATCTGTTTATAAGATCCTTGGCGTGTTGTTGAATACCTATAGCACTGCCAAAGGTTGCAGAAGTTAAAGCAACTTCATTCATCTCACGCAGAAGCTCATTAGTCAATGTTAAAAAAGTAGCCATTATTTACTTCCCTGCTTTTGCTTGCGCTTTCTTAGATAAGTCTTTCTTATGAAATAACTTTACACTTGTTTTTGTGTGCGACTTGCCAGTATGTAAAGTACCATCAGACATTTTATGAGTACTGCCTTTATGTTCACTACCATCTTTTTTAAAATGAGGTACGCCCTTCACTTGTAAGACACGCTTGCATTCTTACCTGCCATAGAAGCACAAGCGTCTTCCATTGCAGAGATACTAGCATTACCTTTTTTAGACATGTGCATCCCACCCATTGCTTTAGGTGTGCGCATTTGTTGATCCATCATATCTTTATTTTTCATATCCATAGGCGAGACATTACTACCATACCCACCTTGCATGTAACCTTGTTTCTTATACATTAATCTTGCTCCATTGAAAAAGTTTTACTCTTAGCCCTAGCTGATTCAAATTCATTAACAGGTTTAGAAGGCTTACTAAAAATCTTATCGTAGTTATTTTTGTATTTATCTAAATCCATATTCTTACGAAACCTACTTCCTTTACCTACAAAAGCCTTTCTGAATGTAACTGGTTTTTCGTCTGAACCTATCTGAGGCATTTTTAATCTCCAATAAAAGGAAAGGGGCTACCTAAGTAACCCCCTCCAAAACGTCTAGTCGATACCGTAGAAGGCTGATACTAGTGCTCCGGGGCGGAGTACAGTAGCGCCATATACATGTAGACCACGGACAATATCACCAAAGCTATCTGGATCACGGATGACCTCAGTGCTTGTGATTGTCTGTGCTGTAGCAGTAGCAGACATATGACCAGCAATAACCTTACCAGCAGCATTAGAAGCAGCAGCAATGTTATTAGTCTTGTACATCTCAAATCCACGTAGCTTACCAGAGCTTACCAATCCATTACGGATTGAACCCTGACCTGCATTGTAGTCAACTGACAAGAGCTTAGAAGAACTTTGTACAAGTATTTCATAAAACTCTGGACTAGCTACAAACCAACGTCCTTCTTCTGGTACGTTTTGCTCATCAAGCAAACGAGCCATATGAGAAAGCACATCAATTGGATCATGTTCGCTAGAACCAAAACCAATATCTAGGTTACCAGTACCATCAAAGGTTCCAGCAGCTAGGTCAGTAGCATTGTCAGCACCAAGAATATGGTTAGGACTAGAGGCTGATACACCAGCAAACATCTCAGCAATAACACCAGCATCAAAAGCATCACGCAAAGCGTAAGCTGCTGAAGAAGTTGCTACGTCACGGAAGTTAACGTGAGACATGTTTGTTTCAATATCATCAACGATGAATTTGAAAGCGTTAGCTACGTCAACTACTAAGGTTACTTCTGAGTCTGTCAATGCAGTCTTAGTAATGTCAGCGCCACGTTCATATTTAACAACCGTAATTAAAGGCTCTTTAATGATGCGTACACTATCACCAAATGCATTGATTTCTCCAGCATAGTCAGTGTTAGTAATTGCTTCAGCTACAGAAGCCTTACGGAAAAAGTTAAGTACCTGTTTAGAGTACAGTTTGGGTAGGAAAAACGAGTTAGTTTGTCCTGCTACACTGTTACCAAAGTTACCATCGGTGTCGGTGCCTTGCTCAAATAGAGCGTCTGATACGTTAAAAGCCATGTTAATATTC